AAATATTATGAAAACAGGTGTGACCCCTGTAATCAGCAAGAAACCGCCCCGAAGGGCGGTCAGCGAAAGGAAGGTTTATCGGGAATGATAAAAAGAAAAACCGCCCCAGTCGGAACGGCTTCCCTATGCATGAAAGGAGCGTGGATAGTTATGTCTACCTTTGCTCACTAACATTATAGCACATAAATGCGTGAGACTGGTCTCATTTTTTAAAAAAATTTACACATATATATTATTCTTTATTCTTTCTTTCTTAAGGTGTGGTCAGTCGTTGGTCAGGTCGCTGGACACTTCGTAGATGTAGGAATCGTGAAAACCCTTGAAACACAAGACTTGAGCCTTGGTCGGTCGTTGGTCAGTTCGTTGGTCGAAAATGCATCGGTGGTTAACGATTTGACTATTTCAGATGGAAGACTTACCGTATGTAAGTCCACAGAACACAATATATGAAACCGAGTACCCACCGACTACGACCTACCCCACCCTAACCATACTAAATACAGTATTTACAGTTCTGTCAAGACACTATATGTAGTATTTTAAAATGCACTAAAAATGCAATGGGGTCAAAGTTTTCCTCAAGAAAGTTTATTTTATTTTACAGTTCTGTGAACATATAGCCCTCGATGGACGGCTCTTGGAGATTTGCCTTTGCCCCTTTTTTTGAAATTACGTAGTAATTTCAAGTGGAGTGAATGGCGGAGTGAATACTTGACGGATGGACGGAATGGAGCCATAATGAGATTGTCCAAAGGGACGGGGGCAAACAAGTCAAACAAGCCCCACGAAAACAAAAAACTAAATAATAAAAATTAATAATTAAATTAATTAAATTTAATTCAAGAAAGAGAGGTTTGTTATGAAGAGTTTAGTTGTTAATTTTAATCAGAAAAAGACTGGATTAGAAATTAGATTTAATTTCAGACTTGATGACTTACAGAGAAGTTATCTTAAAACTTTAGGTTTTATATGGTTTGGCAAGAGAAAGTATTACTGGACTACTCTGACTTCAGAGAACTATGAGGCTATTGCTAAATTTCTTGATGCTCTTGAGAAAAAGGGGTATGAGATTGAACTCAAGAGTCTGCTTGGCTCTATGAGAGCACCTAAAAAGTAAATAATAATATCTTGAGATTATGGGGTTATCAGAGTGAATAAACACTCAAGAACTAAATATGGGTTATGCTTGCCAGTATTGTACTTACTATAACTTGCATAGTATGGGGTTATAGGGTGTGAGAGAAGTACGAAAAAGCATATAAATATTGGGTGTATGGTCTACGGACAGGGCTTGTTTCGTATAGAACATAGTCGGCACATACTAACCAGACCGTAGTTATGTTCGGGATAACTATGGGATACTACGGAGCGTATTGCGATGATGTATGGTTTGAAATGATATATAACTTTACGGAGCGAGTTTGGAACGCTTACCCACCGAGTTTACGGCTAAATGTTTATACGATACTTCTTTGCGACCCCTTATATAAATATGTAGGAAAGGAGCACTACTATGGCTATGAATACTAACATTAAGAGCGTTTTGGGGGATTTCCTTAACGCTTACGATGAGATTACGACTATATATTATGATAATACTCTTGGCGTAGGTTTAAGAGAACTTCAGGATTTGCACGAAGTATATCTTAATACTTTGGATAGGCTTGAAGAAGATTTTGTAAGCAAGATACTTGATGTTTATATCAAGACACTCAAGCAGTTATAACTATAAACCACGCAAAGAAGTACGGTATAAGCATTTCGCTTAAAATCACTTAAATATAAATATGCAAAATGAAAGGAGTAAGTTATGGCTAAAGTTATGAGAGATTTGACTGGTTACATTTTAAGTCAAAAGCAAGTTATAGAGTTAGAAAAATATGGTTACACCCCACGAAAACTCGAAATCCGCTTACTAAAGATACTTCAAGAGTCTTGGAGCGAAAAACCTTACAACGAGTTTATGAACTGGGTTGATGATTTACAGTACAGATAATGCGAAAGGAGAAAGTTATGGCTACTATGAATTTGCTCAAGAATGTAAAGGGCGAAACCGCAATCAATGTTGCAAAAGAAATCGTTAATACTAATATCGCTAATGCCGAAGAAAAGGAGAATACTATGGCTACAAAGAAAGAAATCGAAAAGACAATCGAACAGGAAGTTATCACAGTTACTATTAACACCAACACCGAAAAACAGGGCTATGAGATTAGATTTAGCGGAACTCCGAAAGCGTCTGTAAAGAATATGCTTGTAAGCCTTAAATTCCGTTTCTACCCTGCCCTTGCTAACGCTTGGATTAAGAAAACCGCAAAGGTATCTGATGATGAACTCAAGAAGTTTATCAAGGCTTGCGAAAAGTCGGGTTACATTGTAAAGCGTACTGTTGACGGCAAGACCGAAGAAACAGTTAAGGCTGAAACCGATGATATGACGGCACAGATGGTAGCGTTCTTAAAGGCTAACGGCTATAACGTTAGCAAGAAGAGAACACCCAAAGCAAAGGCTGAAACCGAGCCGAAGAAAGAGCCTAAACTTGAGGCAAAGTCCGAAATCGTAAGCAATAACACGAAAAAGCCCAAAACCAAGACAAAGTTAACCGCCGATGGCAAGGAAATCACTCGTAAGAGTAGCAAGACCGAAAAGACCGATGAGTTTCCGTTTTAAGAGGTGTAAGGCGATGACAAAGAAAGAAATCAAGAACAAGATTATAACTGTAATCGAGGCAGTTGCGTTGATACTCTTCTTCTGTATCGACTGGGTAGAAGTATTTGGTTTGTAAAGATTATGGGGGCTTAACCGCCCCCTCTTTTAGTGAAAGGAGCAAAATTATGGCAAGTGATTATTTAGTAAAAATTTGCAAGGAAAAAGAGCACGCTTCAATGATTATGCAACTTATATATCATAATCAAGGCAATCCTAAATTGGAAACTTATATCTCTGATACTTATTATCAGAACGAAATCGAGGCAATCACCGAGGATATTAAATACTTTTACGATGATAACACGCTTGATTATCTTGATACTCTTGGCTTGCTTGATTATCTTGCGACTCTTATTACTTTAAGGGAAATTGCACCCGACACATTCGCCAAAGCGAAAGCCAAAAAGTTTGAAGAGTTATTTAGAGCCATAGACAACGAGCGAGTTGATGAATTGATTGTGGAATATGGTTCTGATTGCTTTGTCAGAAAATAACGAAAGGAGCACGGCTATGAAGTGGTATTCAGTAAACTTAAACGGCAGAACTGTAAATGATTTGGAAAGAGCCGAAAGGTTTCAAGAGTTCTTATACGATACAGTTGACACGATAGAAGTATCGGGAAATTTTGATGATATTCACTTTGAGATTTGGGCTAACGATAATCAGAAAGACGAGATAAACCGTTGGCTTGCTACGAATTAGAAAGGAGTTTGCGATGTACAGATTGAATAACTTAAATTTTTATTCCGATACAGAATTGGTCAATATTAAGAATAAAATAAGCGAGATTTTATGGGATAGGCGAAACAATTTAAGACTTATGTATCACGATAAATTATTAAGTCTAATAGAAGAAATGTATGCAGATGGCTTTGAGATTTGCCACAAAGATAATTATTTTTATCTTAAAAAAACTGATTTTGAAATTGCTGATGTGAGAGATGAAGATTAAGGAGGATGGCTATGAACGAAAGACTTGAAAGAATGGCTGATTATGTTAAGAACTATAACACAAGAAGTGCTTGGTGCAGAGGTGTAACAGAGTACGGACTTGAACTGTTAGAAAAACTCAACGAGGACATAGAGGGCGAATATTTCGACCTTGAAGACATCGACAATCCGAAGTTATTGGTTAAACAGTTATTGAACGGAGCAAGTGATTGGAAGCATTACAGTCGGAATGGTTGCTCGCTTATATATAACCACGATATAGCAAATAGGCTTTGCACTCCGTCAGAATTAAAGCGTACAAGAAACGGCAAGAGCAGACCGAACAAAACAGAAGAATGGCTCGACACACAAGCGAGAGCACTTTATCAGGCAAGTTTAGTAATAAAGTATGCGGCAGAATACACGAAAGGAGCAAGCGATGAAAATTAAACACTTTGCAGGTTATGGTTGCGTAAACGCAAAGAAGTTAAGCAAGAAAACAATTAAAGGCAAGACAGAACTTAAAGTTGAGGTTACTGGAAATCACGAGTGGGGTTTGTATAGGCGTGATATTTATGACTTAAAGCGTTGGCTGATAGACAGATTTGACAAGACAGTTAAAGATATGTCGCCTTATATCATCGACTACACTTATGACGGCGGTTATCGTACCGTTAACGGTTTAGATACAGAATACGCTATTTACACATTCACCTATTAATGAAAGGAGCAAAATTATGGGATTTGACAAGGCTTTTTGGACAGTTATGGCAGTTACTTCTAACCTTGAACACGATGTGTTTATGAATTTAATGAGTGCGGTTATTGATTGCTACGAGATAGACCACCCCGAAGTGGACTCGCTTAAACTCTTAAAGGAAATCGCAGAAAATATCACAAACGCTAAAGCGTGTAACTATGGTCAGATTGCTTGTTAAGAAAGGAGAACTAAAATGGGATTTGATTACAGAAACTATCAGTATGAAATAGAGAACATCATCGACAACGAAAAAGAAAACATCACAACTTCAGTTACAGATGCAGTAGAAAACGCATTATATGATTTTCCGTCTTACAGAGTGTATGACGATATTGAGGACATAATCGAAAGTGCTTATAACGATGGCTATGAGGAAGCCGAAGAAGAGTGCAGAACGCTTTTCTATGACGAGGCTTATGAGAAAGGCGTTAATGACACGATTAAAGCGGTATACGAGGGTTTAAGCACCTTTGTATATGAGAAACTTGGAATTAAAAAGCCTGAAACACCTATCAATCCTGAAGTTGTAATCGAAGAAACAATCGCAGAAAACGAAGAAAAGTTACTCTAATCTATAAGGCTGTCCTATCGGCTTGACGGGGGAAAGGAGAACGAAATGGGACACGCAATTGATTACATCGTAGTTGACAAAAGAGAAGACATACTTGCAGAGGCAGAAGACTTCGCTTACTGGAATGTTGATGAGCAAGAAAATCCGTCAAGAAGTTATCACGGAAACTTAAAAATACACGATAATATTATTTGCGAGAGTTACAACGAGGCAGTTAAGAAAATCGACTCATTGGATAAAGGTTGGTACGATGACCACGCAGTACAGTTTAAGGATAAGTCAAAGTTGTCGCCTAACAAAACGATGTTAAGTTTAGAGGAACGAATGAAAAAGAACCGAGAGGATAAAGGCGAATATATAATTGCTCATTCTGTACAAAATCGTAAGTCAGAATTTGTTACTTGTCCTTTATGTAGTAGCAAGATAAGAATATCGTTCTTGAGAAGAGAAACTTGTCCAGTATGCGGTAAGGATTTAAGGGCAGAATATGTTATTGATAGGCTGAAGAAATACGATAATGATTACAATGAATTAAAGGACAAATACGAAGAGGCAGTTAAGAACAGAAAAGATAAATGCCCAGTAAAGTGGCTTGTGAAAGTTGAGGTGCATTGTTAATGACTGGCAAAGAATTATATGACCTATTAGTCGAGAGAGGTGCAACAGACCAAGAGATATATATTTACCATCGTGGTGATTGCTCAAGGCTTTATGAAGAAGATGTAAGCCTTAAATATTATGCTGAAATCAACTTAGATTGTGTATGTATTGAGTTTTAGAAAGGAGAACAAATATGAAAGTATTAGTATTAGAACCGATGAAAGAGCCTTATGCAAAGGAAATCGACGGAAGTTTAAAGTCTATGCAGGAAATTGTAGGCGGTTGGATTGAATGTGTCTACCCCACTCACCCCGATGAAGCCGTTATAGTATGTAACGAAGAGGGTAAATTAATGGGATTGCCGATGAACAGAGAGTTAAAGATTAACGGAGAAACATTTGATATTCTAACTGGGACTGGCTTTATATGCAATGCCCCAGCAGATGAGGAAGACTTTACAGGTTTAACCGATGAGCAGATTGAGTATTACAAAGACTATTATAGCGAATGTCTGTTGGATTTAAGAATGTTTATGTAAAGGAGAAGTGCTATGACTACTTATGCAGTACCAAAGAGAAAGAAAGAGATTTTGGATTACAGTACCGCCTACTACGCTTTTATGATGGGATACGATGTGTTGAATAAGGCATTATCTGAATCAAAAGAGCCTGATTGTGATACCGTCTTTGAAAAGTGCCTTGATTATGCTAAAAGGTTTATGAATAGCGAAGAGTTCTATGATGAAAGCGTTACTGATTATGAGGCTTTGACAGATTGGATTTACAACAAGGGCATTGATTGGGAACTTCAAGGGTATAATCATTATGATGTTGATTATAGTTTTATGGTAAGCAAGACAATAAAAGTTATGGCTAAAAGCCCTGATGAAGCACGTGAAATGGTTCACAATATGATAACTCGTGGTGATATTGATGAACCTCAATATGGCGAAGATTGGTATGTAGGTGATGGGAATTTAGAGGTGATAGAATGAAATACTGTTTTGAATTAGAAGAATATAGGGTCGGATACATAGAGGTTGAGGCAGACTCGGAAGAGGAAGCCTATGATTTTGCCGCAGAAGACAGTTGTTATGCCGATTGGGATACAAAACAATTTGATACATATTTAATTGGAACGGAGGGCTGATATGAAAGTTAATACTGGACACGAAGAATTCGATGTGGAAGTTGTACTTGAGTCTTATGCAAATAACCATAATGTTGCGATTGAATTGGTTGATACAGGCGATTTTATGTCATTTGCTACTATTACAACAAATATAGAAAAACTTCCAAAGGGGTATGCTTGTATTGATACTAATAATTATCCGTGGGCAACAGACTTCCTTGTTGAGAACGACTTGGGCTATCCTACTGGCACTTATATGGTATCAGGATTTTGCACTTACCCTATATATGAATTAAATCTTGATAAGATGAGCAAAGGAGCGTGATGATATGGCTAATATATGCTCAAGTAGAAGTAACTGCAAAGAGTGCAGGTATTATGTCTTTGACGAAGAGCAATTTGATTATGTATGCGACTCGGAAGATGATGTCTGTGATTGTTCTATATGTAACAGACCGACTCGCCGTTCTGAAATGACTTTCACTTATGACTGCCACGGTATTCCGTTTAGGCTTGTGTGCTACGAATGTTATGACAAGATTATGGAAGATAAAGGGTATGATGGCGAGTATTATACAGAACTTGATGAATGTATTGATGATGAATGGTGAAAGGAGTCGCTATGTTTACCATTGATAATGTCCGTGTTTATGAATTAGATGACTATGCATTAGAAGATGATAGCACCGATTATGGCGGTGTTTCTTATTGTGGTCAGACTTTATTAGAATTTGCAACTGATATAGATTGCTCATATACTGCAACAATCTCCGCAATAAATCCTTTGTTAAAGGAGTGCGGAATAAAAGAAATAACAAACGAAGATTTAAATAATTATATGGAAAAAGATAGGAGAAGTTGGATATGCCTGAAATAACTATGGAAGAAATAAAGAATGACATTGCAAAGTTTTTAGAACGAATTTTTGTGGAACGCAGAGTTGCGAAAGATTTAGACCTTGATGTCGAAGAGATAGACCAATTCATAAAAGACGAGGGAGCAAGACAACTGGAAAAGTTTGAGTCTATGACTTCCAATGATATGATTGATTTTATGCTCGGCGAAATTAAAGGCTTTATCGAACACGCTTGATATGTTATACTATAATAAAGGAGCGTGATTGTTATGAGCGATGATATAAAAGCAATATTACTTGGGTTTATACTTTCAATAGTCATCGTCCTTTGGTTTACATATATAGACGGATGGTTATGCGATATTTCCAGAAAGTTGTTCCATCGAAAATGATTTTGTTGGGGGGCGTAATGCCCCCCCCTTCTTTTTATTTTTTCTCTACATATTTTCTGATTTTTACTCTGATTCTTTGTACAGTTCTGTACACCGATGCCCTTGAAATGTGTGCCTTATATGCTATGTCATTCACGGCAAAGTGGCTACGAAACCCCTTGATGAAATAATATTCCGCAACGATTTTTTCCGTTGAGTCCAAGCAGTTAAGGAAGTTATCGGCTCTCTTGAAATACTCGTTCAAATCGTCGATTTTAGCCTTTATATCGGCTATCCGTTCAACGGCACTCTCTACTTGGGAACTTGGTAGTCCACCAGTTACTTTAGGTTTGGCATAATCCATACCGCCCTGCGAACACGCTTGAGCCAAGTCCCATTCCAAGTCTCTTAACTTTCTCTTGTTCGGTCTGTAATCCCTAAAGAATCCATCGACATCGAACTGCATATAGTCTTTCATTTTCCCCTCTCTTTCAAATACAACCAAGTGGTATATAGATTCATCCAATTATCCAAGTCCATCGTTACATAAGTCTTTGACCGATTCTTGCGATGGAACACGCAAGGCATTTCGTCTATGTTGGCATCTCGTTCTGCTTGTTTGATAGCCTCATACAGATTTAACTTCTCTACGTGTTTAGCCTCTATGTGGATATAGGGAAGCCCTACTACATCATCTGCTTCCCCTTGCTTCCCACTATATTGTACTCCCCTACGAGCCTCTGTAAAGCCATAGTGTCTAAATGTGTTGGCTAACTCTCGCTCGTATCTTGCACCTTTCTGTTTAGAATTGATTTTCGCCATTTTTCAAACTCACCGTTTCTGATTGTGAATCAATCGTATATTCAAGTGTATTATTTTCTGACTCGAAGAATGAACAGAAGTCATCGTCTGGATTGTCTACCCTCTGTCTCCACCATCTGCAACCGCCTTTGACAAACATAATACAGTTTCGACAGATTACTTCTTCGGTCTTACAGCCTACTACACCTGCTATTACTTCTCTCTTAACGCTCATCGGTTCTCCTTTCCAAAATCTCATCTGCCATCAATATCTTATCGACTATCCTATGTGTTGCTTCTTCTAAACCGTCTTTGTAGCCCTCTCGGTAGCCTTGATTGTAAATTTCGTGGATACGGTTATCCATTGAGTCTTTTAAGTTCCGCAAGGTCTTAACTGATAACTCATTATTCAATAACCCTTTCATCGGCGCTCCTTTCCGCTAATATCTGCTCGGTCAATGACTCCATACAAGCATAATGCCCATCTTCGAACCCTTGCTTATATCCAAGGTTATAGATTTGATGTATGGGGTCAATCATTGAATCTTTAAGATTATGGAATATCTTTACTGCTTCTTCGTTATTCATTAATCCTTTCATCGGTTCTCCTTTCCATCTTCGCTCCGCAGTTAGGACAATACTGAAATCTGCCCTTTGGTTTTATGCCTTTGTAATCAAATTTAGGAAAGTGGCATTTTGCACCACATATCGAACATTTATAAATTGTTCTCATACCCTTTTGGGCATATTCAATCCAATATGCTTTATTATTTTTCATCTTTAATCCTCCGCTTTTAATATCCTTCTACTTGATTATACAATCGTGACATCGCTTACCTTCCCTATTTTATTCCATTTCATATAAGAACTTCCTCCCCATCCGCAATCGCAATAATATGAATACTGTACTGGGTTACTTGTTAATACTCTATCTGTCCTCATATAAATATATTTACCGCATTTTGGACATTCTATATCTGTTAGTATATATGTTGATGGAGTACCTACGCTAATTCCAAAATTTTTATATTCTTCCCAAGATGTCATCTTTTATTCCTCCGTTTCTAAAATCGTGGGTGCTTCACTTATCATAGTAAATCCACATAGTAGGCTTAATGCTTCTGCCGATATATTTATAGTGGTCGATTTCATTAACTCATCCATTGTGCGATAACATTCCATCTTCAACTTGTCTGCATCTATCAGCCTACCGTGTGGTGTCGGTATCTCTATTAGTGGGCAATCGTTTATTGTTAAATCGTGAGCCGTTAAATAACACTTGCCACCTCTTGTATTAAACAAACAATATTCGCAATCAGTAGGCTTGACTGCTCTCGGTATATACACTCCCATATCATTCTCCTTTATGACTATCTTGATTCTAAAAATGACTATATTGATTTGTTACCCACCCACCCCTACCGTAGTCAAAAGAGGTGTTAGAATGGTATCTGCTCGTTTAACTCTTCAAAACTTGTCTGCGGCATAGTGGCAGGTATTTCCTTATCTTTCGGTTTACCCTGCAACTTCTTGATGTCATCAACATTCACATCTGTGGTGTAGACTACTGTGCCGTCTGTCTTCTTATATGAGCCAGTAACTATGTGTCCTCTGACTTCTACCAGGTCGCCTTTGTTAATGAACTGCGAACAAAACTCTGCGGTCTTGCCAAATGCTGTTACTGGTATAAAGTCTGTCCTCTTATTGTCGCCGAAGCCACTATCTACCGCAACATTGGTCTTGGCTATCATCGTTCCAGTCTTTGAAGTATAGGTCTCAAAGTCTTTTGTTGTTCTTCCTGTGATTACTGCTAAATTCATTCTACGCTCTCCTTTCGATTATCTTGAAATCCTCTACTGGCACTCCCCATTCGTAGCAGTTGTTTTGCATACTCCTTAAAGTGGTCAGTATCTCACTTTTGTCTTCGTCCTCAAGTTTCATAGCCTTGATGTGCTTTATAGCCTTGATGACTTCTTCTTCAAATTTCTTTGTCTGTATCGTCTTTTTCTTTACAGTTACCATCATTACGCTCCTTCCATATATCACAATACTCGATTGTCTCTTTTGCTTTCTCTATTACTGCCATCATATTCAGCCCAGTCATTACTATCTTTGATACTTGTTCGCTTAATTCTGATAGGGTTTTATGATTTGGTTTGTTTTCGGCATAGTCAAATTTGACTTTCATCAGTTTTCCCCAAGCGGTAGTGTTAAGGTTGTCGATTTCGTAGTAGAAATACTTTATTACCGCATAGGCTTCTTCATCCGAGTTGAAGTACGGAAACCCTTCACCAAACTTGCACTCTCTTAACGCAAGCACTATTCCGTCTATCAGAGTTTCTTTGTTTTCGTTTAGAGTCTCTAAAAGTTCATTCCTCTTCATAAGCAACCCTCCACAATATCCTCGATTATACTTCTTGATACATTTAAGTCTTTAGCATAGAGGTCAATCAGTCCGTTGAAAGCCTGCTTTATAAGGTTCACACAATCTTCACATAATTCGTCAAGGCTTGGCTCTCCACACGCTATGCACTTCTTTGCTTCTTTGAAGCCCCAGTCTCCACAATTAGGACAACTGTCTTTTTCTTCCTCATAGCCTTTAATCGGCTCTTCAAATACTGCACCGCAGTTTTCACATATAAACATTACTTTCTCCTTATATCTTTTTGCTTGAATCTCTTTGTTGTAGCACCCTCGTTGAACTTGGTACACTTATCTCCGGCAGGGCAACCTCTTCTCTTGAACTTGTCCAAAATATATGCACACGCTATCGTTCCGTCATTCATAATCAGACTTGTTACTCTTGTGTGGTGCTTACACTTTAGGCAACGCTCGGTGCATTTGCTTATTTCCTGTACTGCCATAATGGACACTCCTTTATCGGGCATTTTTCTGCCTCGGTCTTACTGTCTCCCGAACACGCTATGCAATATTTTTTAACAGCACTTTTGATTTTTCTTAAACTTTGTTCGGGAGTTATCTCTTTGTTCTTCATATCGTTTCTGCCCTTTCTGTAAACTCAAATGTGGATGGGCTGAACACCATTACGAACTCTCCAGTTTCGCCGTCTCTTTGTTTTGCAAGATTAAGGAACATTGGTCTTTCTTTGCTCCAGTCATAATTCTCTGGATGTTTTATATCATCTGCGAATAATCTGTGAAGCAGTATCACATTGTCGCTATCCTCTTCAATCGAACCTGACTCTTTAAGATTAGCCATTGTTGGTTTGGTGTTGTCTGCGTCTCTGTTTATCTGACATAATAGGAGTATCGCTACATTTTCCTGCAACGCTATTCTCTTGAGATTAGATGTCATATATGAGAATTTAGCCCTTATATCCTTAAAACTCACTTTTGCTCTCATCTGTGTCAGTTGGTCGATTACTACTAAAAACGGTTTCTCACGCTTTATTACAGCCTCGATATGTTCTATCAGCCCTTCTCCCTCATAAACTTTAAATCTCTTTGACTTATACATTTCGTCTATGTGGTCTATGCCTATTTGAAGTTTAAAGTTATCTCTGAACTCTCCGCTTTGGACTTCTTTAGCCGTTGCATATTTGTTCATAACCAATACCCTTGCAAAACTTTGCTCGGTACTCATTTCGAGTGGGAAGTATAAGACTTTCGCTCCTTGCTTCCACGCTCCGTAGGCTATCTGTAACGCAAAGGCTGATTTACCTACTGACGGTCTCGCCGCTATTGCTGTAAGTTCTTTTCTTTTAATGCCCAATGTGTAATTATTTAGAGTCGGGAGTTTGTCCCATTTGATTTTTTCTCTTTTAGAACGCTCATTTAATTCGTTCAGTAACGCTACCGCAGGGTCTTCTGCTTCTTTTATATCATCGAGTGAAATCCCTTTAAGGTATGATATTTCGTCATAAATTTCATCTAACGAGGCTTTCTCCGAAATTCGTCTCCTTATCTGTGTTTCCATAAACTTCGCAAAAGCAAGTTTGTATAAAGTTTCGGAATTATATAATGTTATTCTTGATAATTCTCCGAGACATCTTCTTTCTGAACCAATAGTCAGCATATCCTTGCCAGACTTGATGTCATTTACGAGACTTGGGTCGGAGAAGTCCTCGCTATTGATGTGCTTAATATCGTCTAATTTTTCACCCCGAAGCCAAAACCCTAATAATATTTCTTCATTCTCTGTCATTTTGTCTCCTATACATCGTAGACTTCTCGTTTGGGTTTGGTTTCTCTTGATTTACTATTCCAATTACGAAGTGTGGCTTTCCAATCTTTCATTTTGTTCCGTCCAACTTTCCAACCGTTAGAATCGTAGTAGTCGAAGAATCTGTTTATATCCACGGCAAGATTATTCTCTGCGATATATGTCGCTACTTCATCTCGTTCAGGTGGTATATTATATTTTCTTTCTTTCTTACTTTCTTTAGGTGTGGTCGGTTGTTGGTCGCTCGTTGGTCGCTCGTTGGTCGGCTCTTCATATTCAGATTGGTACTTTGCCCAATTTACAAGGGTTGCGACAGAAAAAGCGTTGGTCGATTTTACGACTATTTCACCTGTCTTCTGTAAGTGTTCAAGTGCAGTACGCACATTTCTTTCGGATAATCCCAATGTATCTGCCAATGCTTTTCTGCCGAATACAACATCACCTGCTTTTAATTTGTAACCCTTGTAACCACCGTCTTTCCAATTTGCCATTAATAACAGATGGAGAAAAACCACTTTCGTGTTCGGGTCATCATACCATTCCCAGTCGAGCATACGCCTGTCTATTTTTATAAAGCCATTCATAACTTACTCTTCAGGGATAGTAATTCTTACGTAACCTGCCCTGCCTTTCTTCTCTGTCGGCATTACATATTTGTCATACATACCAGGATTCTCGTCTCTAAACCTTGCGACATCGAACTTGTACTCAATAGTATCAATTCCATCTGGAACAAGAGTTACTTTCATACCAGTATTCGCTATGTAAGACTTAATGCCTTTCTCCTGCATAACTTTTTTGAGGTTTTCTTTCAGAACCTTGTATTCTTCTTCAAGTTTTTTAAATGCCCTTAACTGTGTTTCAAATACAATCGCTCTGTCTGCCATTTCTACAATTTCGGTTGGCTGAAGGTCTTCGTCTGTAAGGAACGGATTGCCTTTCATTTTTGCTAAATCTTGTCTGAAACGGTCTACCTGTCTGTTGATTTCAGTACACAAGTCCTCATAATCTTTAATATTGATTCGATAGATGTGCAGTCTCTTGTGTTTAAACCTTGTGTTATAATCATCAGGTCTCTCATACACCGCCAACATTCCATCCTCTTTCTCAAAAATCATCATATAGAACAAGATTTGGACGAGATAAGACTTGTACTGGTCTACGGTCTTGTGTATAATAGAAGTGGTCTTAATTTCGAGGATAGTATCTTTGTAGACACCATCGCAGTTTCCCCTTAAGTCGCCTACGATTTTGACATCAGGGACGAACTCGCAATCGTATTTCTCATTGATATATCCTCGGATTTTTTCTTCCATTTCATTGCCGTACTCTATCTGCGGAGAGGTAAACTCATTAGCGTATCCGTCTCCTCTGGGTTCGGCTTTTTCTTGTAATAACTGCCACCGCTTCTTAAAGGGGCTGATGTTCATAATGATTGGAATGTCAGAACCGCCTATATATTTATCACGGTCTTTTACTACGCTATCTGCTTTCATTCTTCTTCAACTCCTTTAATGCTTTCTCAAACTGCTCTTCTGTGGCGTTTCTATTAAGGTCATAAGCACTTGCTACCATCGTCATATCAATGCCGTGTTCTTCGCAGTAATTTATTAATTCATCTCTATGAGTTCTCTGTTTAGCAGGTGGTGTGTTCTTCTGCTGATTCTTGTACTCATCAGTATCTGCGTCTTTGGTATCATCTATACAGAACAGACCATTAAGTGCGTACTTCCTTGCGTAACTACTCGCCGTACCAGTAATCTGTGAACCGTCCATACCTTTTTTATCAAGGTCTTCTCTCGCAAAGGCACTAACTTTCTCGTCTTCCTTGCCATTAGTTATACACGCAGTTGCTTTGACATAGTACCTGTCGCCTATAAGAACGATTTCATCTGATAAAGTCAACTGGCAGTTGTGGTTCTTCAGTAATGGTTTAACCGATTCCAGTATGTCTTCGGCACTTCTGTACTTATATTTACCGAATGAATTATACTGACCTTTTGGTGCTTTTAATTCGCTTTGGATTTCTATTAGTTCTTTCATTCCTCTTCTCCTTTCGCTGGCTTAAAGAATAACGTGTCATCTTCTACCCAACCCTCAAACTTCATACAAGATTTAGTTCTTGATAAGATTTCCAAGCAGAGGTTTACTGACGGAATCTGCGAGCCACCGTTCTTGTGTCTTTTAACTTTGATTAATCCCACTTTATGCGGTCTTAATGCGAATGTTTCTCCGAATCTGTAAAGATTAACACGCTCTTCATCTGACCACGGTAACTGTTTCATATACTTACTTGCAATATTCAGGACATTTTTATTTTTGGATATAGTGATATACCCTTTAGCCCTTGTGTTACTGTTGATTTCGATGAGTTCAAACTCACCCCATAAACTTTGCTCTAACATTCTTTTGCCTTCCTTTCTGATAGAGTCTGTTTTTTTACTCTTGTTTAGTGATAACTTTTAATTGCCATCGGTTGAAACTTTTTACCACGATACTCGCCGATGATTTAGTTTCGCTACTCTCGCCAAATGCAATAAACTTACTGACAGTCGGTGTATGAAGTTGTGTAAGTTAAAACCCTCTAATTTTCTGATATAACTAATATGACTGCCAGTAAGTCGGCATATATCCGTGATGTCTGTTACTTTATCAAAACTGTAATTTTGACTTTAAGTGCTTTCGCTACTTTCAGCAGATTCGTAACAGTTGGGTCTTGAGTTTTCCATCTTGATATAGACCCGTGTCCTACACCTGCTCGTCTTTCAATTTCGTTGAGCGACAGCCCATCACGGTTGGCGATTTCCAAAATATTCTTATATATATTCATATCGCCTCTTCGGAGCGAATACTTGACAAATAGTCAGAAGAATCATATAATATTTTCACACACACAATCATTTTCATCCTTTTGACCATCGTGGAAAAGTGCCGTCTATTCACTCCACGCTCTCATCATATCACCTTTTCACGCCGTTGTCAAGGGGAAATTTTCAATTCCCGAAAGGAGACCAATCATGGATTTGTATGAAAGAATCAGAGAACTCTGCGATGAACGTGGGGTATCTTTCAGAAAAGTCGAGCGTGAAACTGGGATAGGACACGGCTCGATTAACCGTTGGCACGACCAAATGCCAAAAGCAGACTCACTTCAAAAAGTAGCAGATTATCTTGATGTTTCTGTTCCTTATCTTCTTGGAACTGAACAAATTAGAAAGGGTTATTATCTTGACCCTGAAGTTTCAAGAATCGCACGAATATTAAAGAACAGACCTGAATTAAAAGTTCTTTTTGATGCGAGCAAAAATGTTAGAAAAGAAGATATAGAACTTGTGGCAGAAATGATAGAAAGATTTAGCAAAAAAGATTAGTCTTATTAAAAGGGGGATAAAATGAACATTAGATTTGAGTGGGTAGACCTTCCTTGCAGTATTCCTGCTTGGGTCGCAGAACAGACGGAAAGTGATGGGGAATATTATACGGTTATGCTGAACATAAACTGTTCAAGAGAACGCATAGAAAAAGCAATCAGACACGAGTTATCGCACATAGAAAATAATGATTTTAATTCAGAAAGGAGTGCTGATGAGATAGAACTAATAAGGCATAATTGCTATACACTATAAGAAAGGAGTATATATGACACTTAATGAATGGGCAGACATCTGTCTTGATGTATATAAACCCAATCAAAAAAAGGACAGCAAATACTGCTATACTTATAGGAATAGAATGAAGAACTGTGTGTTAATTCCGCTTGGTGATAAAGAATTAGATAAAATCAAGCCAATAGACTGTCAAAAAGCAATAAATTTATTAGCAGGAAAATCGGCTTACCAAATTAATCAAGCGAAGCAAATGATGAACTTTCTCTTTGAAAGGGCAATAGATAATGAATATATAAGTAAAAACCCTGCGAGGAACATCATCAAACCAGTAGGCTCTGCAAAAGCAAGACGGTCTTTGACTAATAATGAGGTTGAAGCCTTCCTCAAATTGATTGAAGACCCTGCTTATCTGCCGTTTGCCTTTATGTTTTATTGTGGTTTGAGACCATCAGAATCACGAGATATAAAATATACCGACATAATAGAAATAAACGGTTGCAAAGCACTTAAAATAAGGGGGAAAAAGACCAAGAACGCTGTAAGGACTGTGCCTATACCAAGTAATTTATCGAGGCTTATATCAAACTCGCTGAAATCGCAAAATAGAGCCTCTGATGAGTATATATGCGACCTGTCCCCCGATGTGTTCAATAGCCTTTGGAGAAGATTAAAATGTAGCGACCCTGCCCTATCTTCTTCCGACCTTGTACCATACTGTTTAAGACACACATTCTGCACAAATTTAATGAAAAAAGGAGTAGATGTTAGGGTGGCACAAAAGTTGATGGGACACTCCACCATAGATTTGACATCTACTATATATAGTCATCTGGACGAGGATTTGTTTACAATAACATACAAGATGTTGTATGATTAGCACTCGAAATGCGGTTGTCCGTAAGGGCACGTGGGTTCGAATCCCACCGTCTCCGCCAATGAAAGTCCAGTTGTATCAAGGCTTCTGGGCTTTTTTGTTTTTAAGTTTACAATAAAAATCTACATATAGTGTATAGCAAAAAATGCAATTACAATAAAAAAGAGGGGGCTTTACGCCCCCTTTAATCAATTAGTTGTACGGATTTTTCCAGTTGCTCTGTGCGACATTTGCGAACAGATATGCTTTCTGTCTCTTTGTTAAACCATACTTTTTATCAACCTTTTCGATTGCGTCCTTGATTTCCCAAGTGTCGTATGTTCCGTTTCGTTTAGCCTTATTGGGATTGTTGACATTGTTGCTCGCAACCTGTCTTACAAATAAATCGTAAGCGTCCTGTTTTACCGTCTTGCCATCGGACTTCGCTAATATTGCAGTCGCTTTATCTTTTTCGCTTTCTGGAATGTTAAGAGAGTTAAAATGCTCTTCGGCTTTGGTCTTTTCGTCTTCCATTTTTTGGAAAGTCTGACCGCCTTTCTTGGCATCCATAACTTCATTCCACATTTTTTCTGAAATATTTTTATTGAAAGTCTGTGCCTGTTCAAGAGTTTCGACACCGTTATCAGCAAGTATGGTAGCCTTTTCCTCGGTAGAAAGTTTCCTGCCAGTTTCGGATTTGACTTTATCATACTCTTTAGTAAGCGAGTTCAACGCCTTTGCCCACTCCTGCTTTGTCATATCAATGTCATCATCGTATTTTTCTCTCTTGCTCTTATCAAGTGCATAGAAATCTGGTGCAGAAGCATATTCCTCATCGACTTTCATCAGGTATTCGTGCTTACCCTTTTTAGCGGCTTCGTTATACACATTCTCAATCATCTTGAGTTTTTCTTCGTCAGAAGCGTTTTTATACTCGCTTGTCTTGAATAACTCTGACAATCCATTGAACTTTGCCTGCCCTACTGTCTTCTTATACTGTGTAAACTCGGCAGGTGTCATTGTGTATTCCTTGTCTTCAAACTTCTGCTTATACGCATTGGAGTTAACGCTCGGAATAACGCTGTCCTTATTCTCTTCATCAAGGGCTTTATACAGCCTTTGGATTTCAGTATCAACAGTAGTTTCGTTCTTGGTCTTAAGATATGCAGGAGAGAAGAAGTTCTCCCAACCGCTACTGGACTTTTCCGTTCTGCCCCATTGGTCTACATAATCCTGACTTAATATTTCATTAGCAATAGGAATTTTATTTATGATTTTGCCGAACTGTTTTTCGATTTCTTTCTGCAATGGGTCTGTCGAGGTCGAGAGAACAGTCTTTCTGTTGTCGGTCTTTGTACGAGCAATCTGACCAAACAAAGTAGGGACAAACTGCGAAAGATAATTCGCTCCTGCGTTCTTTGCTATTGTAGAAAGACCTTGCTTTTCCGAAAACGCAGTATTGAATACATTTTCAACACCCTGAAGCATAGACATTTCAAATATGGGGTCAGCAATGTTTGACATAGCGTTAAATGCCGCAGATACCAATGTAGTGTCAGAAGCCCTTTCTTCTCCTAACAGGCTTGCGATTTCCACCCCTACAAAGAATGGCATTGACATTGGAGCGACCCAATCCAAAGTAACCGAAGTTCCTTCTGGTAAAGTTACAGCATAATCTTGTTTGCCAAGCATTTGGTCATAAGCATATTTTTTATTGTACTCTCCCATTGAGCCGTTAATATAACCTTTACTTGAAAGCCACCAGCCTAATGCCATAACACCAGAGCCTGTTAATCCAGTTGACAGGTATTCAATTCCTTTAACTAAAGAATCTGCATCTTTGGCAGTTGCAATCTTCGCCAAACCGTGTAATGCTCGCCAAGGGGTATACTCTATTGCACCTTGTTTGAGTATGTTTAAAGGCGTTTTAACGAAAGGAACAGTCGAATCCATAAGGAAACCTGCTGATTTCTTGCCGATTTTCATAAGACCAGTATCACTCTTTTTCGGGTCAAGTCTTCTCCTTAATCTGTTAAGAGCGTCAGCAAGTTCGTTTGAGTCTCTGTATGTAGCCTTTAACGCTTCTTCCTGTGCATAATTGCTTGCTTTCCGTGCTATTTCTTCGGTTATTTCAGAAGCCTTGATTCCGTGAGCCTTACAATACTGGGCGAAAGCACTACGATATGTAAGACCCATAAACATTTCGTCTTCCTTTTCAAGACCTGTGCTGTTCAACTTTTCGAGGAACTGCATAATTTTGGTATTAAAAGTAGGAGATTCTATTGGTCTTTGCTTCTCGAAGAACTTTGAACTAATAGATTCCATCAGTTCTCTGTCGTCCTTGAAACTCTCCCCTGCCTTTTTATATAATGCTCTGTCTTCCTTGCTTGCAAAGTTTAATATTGCGTGAGTTCCACCTTCACCGCCAAGTTTTTTAATTCTTTTGCTTAATGTCTTTTCAAGACCTGCGGCTATTGCGTTAGATGTGATTCTTGCAGGCTGGAAGAGTGCGTTTCCGAGGATATTCCTTATATGGGTCTTTGGATTTGCAAGCATAGCAAGGTATCGCCAAGCATTGCACTTCTCCGCAAATGTAGCAGGGATTTGATTCCAAATATATTTTGAAAACTCCTTGTTCGCCTTTGCGATTTCGCCGTTTGTTTCAGCATCATATATGGCTTTAAGAAGTTTCTCCCCCTCTTCGCCAATCTCAATGCTTCCAACAGACATACCACGAGATTTTTCAAGTCTTCTAATAGCAGATAAAGTCGAGCGTACTCTTCCCTCTGGTGTCAAAGCGTTCCAGATTCTCTGTGCCTGTAAAAATCTTGCGTTTTCAGTAGCCATAGCGGATAGTTCAGCATTGACTTTAGCCGCCTTACTCATTTCGCCACGCTCTATTAGATTCTTTACAAGAATAAGGGCATCTGCTTGGTCTTGACTCGTTGCCTGTCTGCCAGTCTTGGCATTGCTCATAAAAGTATTATACAGTTCGTCAATGTTATTCGATGCTTTTCTTTCTGCTTCTTCAAGAACCTGCTTATTGGTAATAGTCTTCTTAATGAAAGCCTCGTTATTATCACGCATTTCCTGCATAATTTTCTTGGCTTCATCAGAGATTTCAGGTGAACGCATATATGTATGGAACGATTTCGTTGTTTCGCCATCCTCATACTTGCTTAAGGTTTCGTCTAAATCATTTAGGATTTTGCCTTTCTTGCTTTCACCCCATTTACTTGCGACATCATCGCCTGTGCTTTCTGAAGTTAAAGGCTTACTCGGATTTGCAGATTCCGTCTTTGGCTTTTCGGTCTTGGGAGCCTCTGTTTTTGGAGTTTCTTTCTTCGGCAAATCGTTTGCTACTTTTTCGCCCTTCTTTGGAAGATTTTCCGATTTCCATTTTTCTACATTCTCAAGGCTCTTTTTACCGCTTTCACGAGTAAGTTTCTTTTTGCGTGGCAGTTCCTTTGGGGTTTCAGGAGATTCGTTTTTAATAGTGTAAGTTCCGTTTGAATTAACTTTAAACGCCTCGCCAGAATCGTTTCCGCTTGTCCAAGTCTCACGTTTTTTGTCTTTAATCTCTTCAGCAAATTCTCCCCTTGCAAGTTCATTTTCCTTTAAATCATTAATTAACGAGGATGAGGATTCTTTGTAACCCATTTTGCCAAGTTCAAGTTCCTCATTACCAGTATAACGCTTCCAATGGTCAGCACCTTTATTTACTGCCAACTGCATTTCGCTATCAGCAAATTGTATCTTAACTGTTTTGCCAACCCATTCGTTTTGATCTGTACCGATAATTTTGCCAACGCCGTATCTGTCGTCAACAATGTAATCGCCAGTTTTAAGGCTTTCAGGATTTGTTATTTCTTCTGTTGGTAATTCTTTAGGTGCTTCTGGAACTTTCTCCTTGGCTTTAACTTTAGGGGCTTCGGCTTCTGCCTTTGGCTTGTTAAAATGATTCTCGATTATTTTGTGAATATCTTCAATGTTTGTTCTATGTCCATTTGTTTTCCTTGGAATTTTTTCGCCAAGTTCTTTTGCATAGATTTCGACATCTTTTCGGCTTAATTCTTTATAATCCAGTTCACCATCAAGAGCCTTTTTAACTTTATCAGAAATTGTTTTCTCTGGCGTTTCTAAAATTTTTGATGCTTCTTCCTTTGCCGAAGAAATGATTCTCTCCTCTGGCTTCCTTGCTTCTGTTTTTACACCTTTATTGGATTGCAAGTCGTTCTTCCTTGAAAGCACCGCCTTATTAGGAGTTGGTTCTTCAGTTTTAGATACAGATAATTCGCCGAGTTTTTCTTTCGCTTTAGCAACTTTTGGCAATTCTTTTTTAGGCTTTGCATCAAATCTTGCCCAATAATCCTCGTCAGCCTGTCTTGCCCCTTCTTCAGCAGATAATGCCCTCGGTTCATCAAAAGTTGTTTTTTTACTGGTATCTCTGTATCTTACAGAGCCTTTATCTTTATTAACCTTTTCAACTTTTACCTTGTCAACGGATTTTGCCTCTGCCTTTTCGGGTTCAATAACACGAGTTACAGTATAATCAACTTCAGGCTCTTCGCCTTTCCACTTGCCTTTAGTTTCGGTTTTGCGTGATACTGCGGTTTTCCCAGTAGATTTGGATTTAATATCTTTTTTAGTTGGCTCTGCCTTTGCTTCAGTTTCTGGTTTTACTGATTCAGTTTTTACTGGTGTCTCTTTTGTTGTTGCCTTAACTGCCTCTTCTGCCGTATCAACTGCTCCTTTACCAGTAATTTTATTCTTGTACTTAATAAAATCAGCATCAGACATTTCTTGAATAATATTTACCTCATCACGGTATTGATTTGCTTTATTTATAAGACTATTGAGCCCAATTTCTTTACCTTTAGTAAGATTCTCTTGCTCTGCATTAAGTAATTCCTTAAGGTAACTTGATTTTGAATTTGAATACTTGAGCAAATCTGTCGGTTCGGCTTTTAACGCCTTATTTATATTATGAATATTCCATCCGTGGCTTGCCGCACCCATAATATTACCGAGAATTAAATCTTGAGCAGTCTGTATGCCAACTTGTTTCCCCCAATCTTTTCCTCTATATCCCTCGCCATAAGCCAAAAGAGCGTTCTCCCCTACACCCATAGTCATATCTGCCATTGTTTCAGCAATAGTATTTTGAACCATATTTTGTGCGGCTTGAGTGCCAATTTTTTGACCAATTTTGCCAACAGTTGCACTATTTTTGAGCATATTGCCAACTTTAGTGCTATTCATAACAGTTTTAGCGGCATTATTATATTTGTCCATCACGAACATTCTGCCTGCTCTTAATCCAAGTCCAGTTCCTACAAGTCTGCCTGCACCTGCCGATAAACCACTATGAGATTTTGAGTAATAATCGGGATTATCTCTCGCCGCCTCTGCACCAATAGATTCTCCTGTTAAGCCTGCATACGCCAATCCAATAGGAGAAGTTTCAAGGAAAGTCTCGCTCATATTCCCCAAAAACTTTGCCGCAGGATTAGTTGCAAATACTTCTTGTGCTACTGCTCTCGACTGTGGGCTTGTATACGCCTGATGTTTTTCATTATTTTGTAAATTTCTATTTGATTTCTCTAAACTTGCCTGACTCCTATTCCCAGACTGGTGGATGGTTTGCGTGCCATTCCTCATCTGTTCTCTCATATACTTTCCAGTATCTGCATTAGGATTAGTCGGTTGTCCTACTATACCTCTTACGCTATCAGGATATTCAAGTTTGCCTCTTCCCCCACCTTTTTCTGCACCTTCTCCACCAATTTTATATGTAACCTTGTCGCTCGAAGTAGTCTTATAAGAATAACGGTTTGAAACTTGTCTTTGCTTCGATGAAGTATATTTAGATATAGTATTTTTACTCTGTTTTGCTATTCCGCCTACTTTGTATTTCGGTGTTTGCGGTTTTTTGTCTACGACTTTATTATTTTGTGTTTGAGTGCTTTTACCTTCGACACGTTGTTTTATAATTTTAGCCGCACCAGTAGCAGTATCGGTAGAAGCGTTCTTCGGCTTATTCTGTTGCGACGGCTTGACAATTTTAACCTTGTTTACTTCAGGCTTTGAAGGAGTTTTAGCCTTTTTAGGGAGAGAATTTTGCGGTCTTGTATACGCTTTCTCTTTTTCTTCTTCAGTTTTCTTTTTAAGATTTACTGGTTTTGGCATTTCAATCTCCTTTTATTTAGTCATACGCTTATTTTTACCACCGCCGCCTTTAACTGTTTTCGTTGTGGTCTTCTTCGAGGATGTTTTACCATAAGTCTCTTTATATTTTGAAGTAGTCGCGCTTGGCTTATAAGTCTTTTTGACTGTGGTTTTGCCATAAGTCTCTTTATATTTGGCTGTGGTCGTATTTGGCGTAAATGTCTTCGCTTTTGTCTTCGGTTCTTCTTTTTCATCTACATCAGGGAACTCCGAAGATGTGTTTGTTTTTCCTTTGCTATAATTGTATCTGTACCCAGAACTTTTTCTGCCTTTGCTCCTACTTTTACTCTTGCCAGATGAGCCGCCCGAAGAATTACCTGCGTACAAAGCGTTAGCCTTCTTGATTTCAGCCGCAGTCCAACCAAACGCCTTCATTGCCGAGAAGTCGCCTGATGACTGTGCTCTCTGTAATGCTCTCTCATAAGCCTTGGCATCTTCTGCCTGTTTACGCTCGTAGGCTTCCTGTTCTGCTAAACGCTTAACTTCGGCATCTGCCATCTGATTCTCTCTTGCCTGCTGTGCCATTGACAGATAGGTGGAAGCCAACTGGTTAGCAATGTTTGCCGAGTTTTCCGCTACCATCTGGTCATACTGAATATTGCCAGTATTCAAAGCATTTGCCCTGCCCTGCTCGTTGTTATACATATTGGTCGAGTAGTTGTTCATTAAACCTAACTGTGCAGTTTCAGAAGCACCGCCAGTCACTCCAAGATTAGACAACTGTTCAGGGAGTTTGTTCTGATTGATACGATACTGTGTGTAGTAGTTCTTTGCGGCATTGTTGTACTGACGGTTGGTGCTGTCCGTCATATTTTGCCTTGCGTTCTCGATGGCTTGGAAAGAACCGTTATTCACCAACTGATTGGCGTAGTTGTTATATGTGGTATCAAAGCCCTTATACATACCGCCGAGTGCCGAAGCGTTGGTGTTCACAAGTTTTAATAAATCTTCATAATTATTTGCTGTTGCCATTTCCGTCTCCTTGTTATGCTATTTTGTCCTCAAGGTCAGACACTCTTCGGTTTACCTCTGTCATCTGCTCCTCTATGACTGGTACTCTGCGTGCGAAATTGTTATGCTCCCTTACTTCACGTGTTAGTGCTTCTATCTTGGTGTCCGTTACCGCATCGTGTTTGTTGTTCGAGGCGAGGACTCCCATAAGAGTAAGACCGCCTGTTATCAATGCAACGATAATCTCTTCTGTCATTTTCGCCACCTCATATCTTGAAAGCAAAGTTCTTCTGTTTCCCACTACGAGAATCCCAGTTAACGAACTTGCCCTTATATGTTTCTATCTCTTTCTCGTTCTGTACGCCCCAGTGAACGCCCCAGTTATACAACCCTGCTTCTCCTACGAAACCGTGAGCCTTGCAGATTGACTTCCACTTCTTTGCGTACTTAATGAATTTGGTTTCGGTTATCTTGATGTCTGTTGACCAATCGCAGGCACAGCCTCGCAGATGATTGGAGTTCTTTATTCCGCCCACCTTTTCGTTCATTTCGGGCGTTCTGAACCAACTGCTAACAGTCATCGGTCTTCGTAGCCATACCCTGAACTCTTCAATCATTCGGGCGAACTCGTAAGACTCTTTGGTCATTATAGCCGCACCGTTTCCCTTACCTGCGTATTCGTCTTTTGAGAAATGCTCTGTTACATTCCCCTGCCAATAAATCATCATTTTGTCGCCCCCTCTATCTTGAGTATTGTCTTGCTACCTACGACTCCATCCTGCTTGAGCGACAGTTTCTTCTGTGCCTGCTTTACCTTTGATTCAGTAACCTTTCCAAAATCGCCGTCAATCTTCAGTTTAGAGCCGAGATACCAGTTGAGCCACTTCTGTAACTTCTTGACCTCTTCTCCCTTGCTTCCCTTTTTAAGCGGTGTGTAGACCTTCTTATTAACTGCACGGAATATGTCAAGCCTTTTCTTGTCGCTCATATCGAGTCGGGCTTTCCTTGCTGAAGTGGTAGAGAAGAACCAGTTACCTGCTGAACCCTCTTTCACCTTATCGCCATCGTGCAGAATGAAGATGTGTCCTTTTAACTTAACGCCCTTCTTGGTGTAGTGACCGATGTCGCCTGCCTTGGCATCTGCTATGGATACTTTCTTATATGCTTCGGGGTGTGCTTTCATATATTTCAACTGCTTCCAGAGTCCTAACGGAATGTTTCTGTCATAGACTGAACGGATGGTAATGCCCGAACTTACATCGCAGGATGCCCCTGCCCTACTTGCTTTTGACCAATATTTAAAGCCCTTGGCTACCTCGTCCTGCTTCGCTTTCCATTGCTTGGTAGGGTGTCCTTCGGGGTAGTGGGCTTCTGTCGGTCTTGATGTATATGCCAGTCTGTTCGCTTCATTAGCGAGTTTCTTCTGGTAATCTATTGTCTTGTATACGCTTGGATATGCGCCTGTGTATTTACTCGCCATCTTCTTCATCCTCTACAAAATCAGGGTCATCATAAGTTTCTCTCATATTCTTGACTCCGCTAAACAGTCCTGCCGCCATTAAACCACAGGCAAGTCCTACGATTGCTCCCACATAGGGAGAGTAGTCCATACTGAATGTGTAAGTGCCAAGACCGAGCAGAATACCGAGAATAAGGTCGATTATGAAGATGAATTTAGTTTCAAAGAGTTCCTGCCTTTTGATTACTTCGGCTACGCCCATAATGAGAGCAGTAGTGCCGAGAGGTGTGAATAAATAGGTTACTAATTCGTTGATGTCCATTATGACTCCTTTCAATTAATAGATATATACTAACTCGTAGCCGAAATTTGAAGTGCCATAGAACTGACCAGGGGTCGCTCCCGAAGAACTTCCTGCCGTTATGGTCAGTGTGTTACCGCTATATGACTGCGTGATTCCGCTTGTTACGTTCTGGACTCTTCGTGTTGAGCCGATACGGAAGGTGTTACCCTTGATACTCGTGCCGTCATAGAAGCAGTCGGTCACATAGTAGTAGGTGGTCGAACCACTCGATGACACGTTTGTAGTCGCTCTCAAGAACCAATACTTCGGCTCTCCGCTTAACGATGAGAACGATAATGTCTGTGATGTGGCATTCAGAGTTGTTGTCTTTGTTGCAACTGTCAGCGAACCGCCGCCGCCACCCGAAGCAGAAATCGTGTAATACTGTGCCGTGGCATTATAGCCAGTAGGTATGTTCAGATACTGTGTTGAAGACGATGCAGATATGGTTGCTTTGCTCGTTCCACTCGAAGTTGCCGATGTACTGCTTGGTAAGGTCATAGACGGCATTGCGTTAACTATTACTTCTTCGAGAGCATCATATCCGCTATCTGCTGTCACCGTCTGCTGTGATGTCGATGGTGATACTGTCTTGGTCTGATACTGCGGTGCTGTAGAATCAATTGCGTAAGTTAACTGATAATATCCTGGTTGGTGGAAATATCCACCCGAAGAAGCATTTGCAGATGTTATTGTAAGTGAACCGCCGCTATATGAAGCACCGACATTAATATCAGAGGCTTTTGCTGACGAATCCAACGATAAACTATTCGTAACTGTACCGTCATTTGAAACTGCAATAACTCTCTGGTATCCGCTTGATGTTGAGAAGTCTGACTTAAATATGCACGACCAATACAAAGGTCTCCCTACTAATGACGAGAAGGTTATCGAAGTTGCCCCAGAACCCACCTGAACATCTGAAGTATGGATGTCGCTTGATGAACCATTATAGGAATAAACGAGTTTATATTCGGTTGACGATTCAAAGATATGGTCATTATTGCTAACAGACAAAGTGCCATTAGAATACGATTTCAGGAAACTCGTATAGGCTGTTGTTTGCGAAGTATCTAAAAACTGACCGTGGAACGATGTTCCGTCATAAACTACTGCCTCTACTGCATTATCACTTGTGTATAGATTTGCGGAAGATATAATGGCAAACGATGTAGGTTCTCCAGACAGCCCAGTAAATTCGATATAATAATCATTGCCCATTGCCGTAGCCGTACCTACCTGAATCGCACTTGAACCGCCACCGCTTACATCGACCACTAATTCTGCAAGGTTAGTTACATCGTAAGTTCCGTTCTGTGTCTTGGTTTCGCTTCCGCTTACTAACTCGCTTGCCGATACGCTGACTGCCGTTCCGTTTATGGTGCTTCCAGTTATGTAGCCAGTAGTGTTGGTTACAGATGGCGTTATTGATACGGAGTGGTTGGATACTGTGCCTTTCGTTGCCGTGGGAGTGCCTGCTGTTCCGTTGGATACTGCTGATATGGTGTAATACTGTGCGATGCTATTATATCCAGTAGGGATGTTAAGGTATCTCGTGGATGTTGACCGCCCTATTGTCGCCTTGCTTGTTCCGCTTGAAGATGAAGACGGAGAATTTGGCAAGGTCATTGACGGCATAGCATCAACTCCTACATACACATATGAAAGACCTGTATAACCATTGTCATAATGAACCATTTCAGTTTGGTCATACGTTTGTGGAGTTAATGTAACTGTCTTTGCTTGCAGATTTGGGATTGGGTATTGTTTGTAAGTAATAAGTGAAGCGCCATAATCGTTATACATAAATGATATAATCCAAGATGTATTATCTTGGTCAATGCAATACACATCATAGTATAAAAACGCCTGCCCATCATGCAAAGAACAGTCTACGAAATATACAGCCGCTTCGTCCATTGGGCTATTGCTTGTATCACAAACACCGACAATCTCAACGCCGTCTTTTATAGCCCTTTCTATTTCGGCGTAGGTCTTATCAGGAATCCAACATTGGCTTTGTTCATCATATATAAAAGTTATCAGAAATCTTTCTTCTATGCCGTCAACCGCCGCAGTCATTTCATCAAATGTCATAGTGACTGATTCGCCTGACTTCGTTGCTATGGCGTTGGTGAGTATATCAATTTTCTGTTTCTCTACTAATACGTTGCTCATCGTTACCTCTTATAATTATTATCTCATCCCATCCTTCATCAAGTGTGGGCGGTTCAAATCTCTCGCCACCGAAAGGTGAATAATTTGCTCTTGATTTTCTGACTTCAATAGGTGTGTCAATCCATATACATCTTGAAAACTCATCCTTTCGGGAACGAAGAATCAACTCACGAAATCTTGCAATGCGGAATATGCCCTCTACTACCACATCATCGTAATGTTTGATTATATTCATAAGATTCTGGCTCGAACCGATATTATCAGTGTGGATGACTTTGCAGGTGTTTTCGTACTTCTGTGAATATGTGGTTTTTCCTGCTCTTGGCAGTCCGCAAATAAGAGTAATCATTAGTTATCAGATATGGTCAGTTTTCCGCTTCCGTTTATTACCCAAGCAGTACTTACAAGTGAACTCCAAGATGTGCCACTCCAGTCCTGCGCTGTAAGAACAGATTGGGATAAGCCGCCTTCGGCTTGCACATTAAGACCATATACAAATTCACTTTCTATAAGTAAACAAACCACTGTTCCTGTAGGTATGTATATCACTGGTGCATAAGCAAATGTTGTAATACCACCTACGCTATATCCGTCAAAAATACTACTTTTTGGAACAAGGTGTGTAGAATTGGCGTGGGTTTCTTCTGCGCAAATCATAATATCAAAAGGCGTACTGTTAATGCCTTCATCACATTCCACGGCTATTACAGCAAAACCACCCCCTGCGCTCATAATTCCCTGCTCAATTTTATTCATCTTCTGGGCGGTTATGGTGTCGCCTGTTGCCCAAGTTGTTGGTGTGTAACTCATTTTTCTGTCTCCTTATACATCTGCGTATCCAACCCCTGCTACACCTACTAATGCAAGTGTGTTGTCGGTCAGACCGTATGAAATATTATTTCCGTCTACTCCTGTCGGTACGCTTACTGTTACTGACGAGTATCCGTCTGCATTGTCTGATGAGGCGTTGTATGTGCCGTTTGCTGATATGCTCTTGGTGATTAGCGTACTACCGCCACCACCCGACACATTTACCGTTACTGAACTATATCCGTCCAAATCTTCATCTGAAGCAACATATGTTCCATTCTGTGTGAATGTGGTAGCCTCAAGAACCATTGGGGCAATTTCATAATATTGTGCCGTGCCATTATATCCCGTTGGAATATTCAGATATTTAAATGTACCATTGGCATCTGCCCTTATGCGTGACTTTTGGCTACCAGACGAAGAATTGCTCACACTACTCGGCAATGTCATATTCGCTACGGATTTAGCGGTTTGTGTCTTATATAATCCTGCTGGTACCGTCACGGTTGCTCCGCTTACTGTCAAATCACTCTGTGACTTTATAGTAATTCCCTCTACCGCATCCGTCATATCATCAATGGTCATCGGTGTGGATTCGTTAGTCTTTTCGCTTATGGCATCAGCAAGGTCATCGAGTTTTGTTGTTGTTATCAATACTTGACTCATATTTCCCTCCTTACTGTTGTGTTGCGTTGGCTGTTACCCAATCGATTAAGTTCTGATTAGTGGCATCCAGTCCGCCTGTGAAAGTTATGGTGCGGTATGCTTGATTGTACCAACCGTTGCCCATCGCACCTATCATATAAGCGTATGTGGTGGTATCGGTATTGGAATTGTTATAAAGAACCCCACTCATAATCCCTGATAGATTGGTTAATTGCAAAAGATTGTAATCAGTCGAATTTGATGTGAAATTAATATTATAAGAATCCGCAGAGCCTACCCCACTAAAATCCAACGATGAGTTAAAATACCACGTTGTTCCTATTAACCCTGCACTACCATATTCAAGGTTATCTCCATCTGTATAGGTCGTGGTAACATCAGTTATGGTCACATCGCCTTCCATATACTTCCCTGCGGTCTCCAGAACCTTCGTCTGATTTGTTGCTGTTGTGAGGGTGCTACCCTTATATGTTACTGTTGTACTCATTTAGGTCACGCTCCCATCGTAAATAGGTAATGTCGAAAGAGTGAGATAACCGCTATCGTTGGTAAATGAACTTACATTAGTGGGCTTGTTCTGGATATAGGAATCTGAAGAAGTATCGCTTTCGTTCCAGTTAGACTGCACATTGGCTTCTGCTCCGCTTGCTATACCGTCAAGTTTGCTTTTATCAGTAGATGACATAGCACCATTAGCAGATGTTGTTGCCGTAGGGAGTACCGATGCACTTATCAAATGCGTACTACTGTCTGTTGTGGCTACTTTTACTGTTCCAGAATTAGATGTTATCGGTAATTCGCCGTGTTCTACCGCACCGATTTCTACTGCCCCGAATGAACTACTTGTGGCTTTAGGCAAGAATTTTGGCAGAATGGTAGAGAATGTCTGTGTATTTGGGTTGTAAGTTGTTAAAGGAGCATAGGCATCGTATGTGCTACTGCCATCGCCGTAAGTGATTTTTAAATATCCAGCAGGCGGTTCGCTACTTTGGTTTACCTTTACAACTCCCCAATCGCTTGAGTTTGCTTTAGGTACTGATGCAACGCCATTGTCAACAACGGTTGAACCTGCAACCTTAACATCTGTTACTGTACCAGTGCCACCGCCCTCTGGGGCATATACATCCGTACTTGAACCGTCTATGGTAATGGTCGCTATCTTCGTGCCAGAGTCTTCTATCTGATTCCACGCTACGCTTGATACGGATATGTTATCCAGTTTGGTCTTGTCTGTGGAAGACATTGCGCCCCGAACAGAAGTAGTGGCTTCGGGTAACAGATAAGGCTTTACCGTACCGTCAGTAGTATTCACTTCTGCTATGCCAACTTCAAGCGGATTACCGTAACCGTCTTCGCCATATTTAATTTTAGGGTATCTGATAGGGGGGTCTCCTGCTGACCAACCGATACCAACTACTCCAAGGTTTCCATTTGTGTCTGCTATGGGTATGTCTGCTACCGTGTCAGTCACTACGGAAGTGCCGTTCATCTGGACATCGGTTATGGGAATGTCTGACTCCGTTATGTATCCGCTATCGTTTACAAGGTCGCTCGTACTGGTCGGCAATGACGAAGAAGTGATGAATCCCGAATCGTTGGTCAAATCACTCGTCTTGCTCGGTATGGACGGCTTGTTTGTTAAATCGTTATATGAACCGCTAAACTCTGACTTGTTGTTCCAGTTCGTTATGTCAGTTGTGGTTATTCCGTAAGCAGGGCTTTCTGTAAATACTGGGTCTGTTTCATCACGAAGGATATAGTCTGGCAAGCCTAAATTGCCTGTCAAAGTACCCTGCGGTGAAAGTTCGCCCACCAGTTCCCTGACATTTGATAATGTTCCGTCTGCCATTTACTCCACCTCTCCTGTTAGTATCAAAGAAGCCATACTGATAAATGTATCCACTCTGCCGTCTGCATCCGTTAACTGAATGTCATAAACATACTGACCGAATCCAAGTTCCTTTGTATCTTCTGGTAAGAGTGTAAGGAGCATAGAGTCTGACGGAATGTCTTTCAGCACTAAAGGCTCGCTGTCCGTGTATTCGCTTCGGTCAGAGTTCATCTTGTTATGCTTCAAGGCAAAGCGGAAAGAGTCTCCCTCTTGCGGAGTGTATATCTCGTGGGTCACCTTATCTCTTGGAACTACAATAGTCTGTAAGGTATCTCCCCTTGTCATTCTGATTGTCGTGCCTTTGATTTCTATCATTAGTCTGCTCCTTTATTTCCATCTGCCTTTTACATCAAAGCAGAAATATTTCGGTCCAGTATTAGCGTTGGATGTTAATCTGAAGCCTGCCCAACTTCCAGTAGAAGTCGAAGAAGCGTTTCCTATACATACTGCCATAAGTACCATATCACCCGACTGGACACTACAAGTGATGACTGGACCTACCGTAAATAACCCCGAAGGGAAACTTTCGCTGACCGCACTTGTTCTGTATCCGCCTGCATCCTGCGTGGTAGGCGCACTATTTGTAGTAGCCGCACCCCAACACTCTGATTTTCCGCTGTTCCATTTACGATATGTCCAGATACCAGATGTGCCTTGTTCCACTACATAATCTGCAATACCCAAGTCACCAGTAGTTACCGCAACATTGCCAGTTAAGGCGTGTCCGTTTACTGTTCTTGATGTCGGTACTGCCCCTACTTCGCCTGCCGTATATGACGGTTTGGTGCTTGATTTAGCCCACGAATATACATCGCTTGCAGGGAGTGAAGTAACCGCAGAGCCATAAGCCGTAATGTGTCCGTAACTGTCAATCTTGACTGGATATAACGCCTGCGAACTCTGGGCTGTAATTGCGGAATTTGTATGTTTGATTACATTGCTCTCGATTTTGATGCCGTTGCTTGCAGTAAGGGTACTGGGCATATTGGGTTTGTTCTTGATATATGCATCGCTTGAACTGTTGGTTTCATTCCAGTCTGCCTGCACATTCACTTCAGCACCAGAGGCAACGCCATCGAGTTTGGTCTTATACGAATTTGAAAAATCGTTAGTCGAAAGACCTTTGTTTTCTACCTTGTCAACTTTGCCGTTGCTTAAACCGCCCAGTTCAACCACAAGGTCATCTATAAGATTATTGAACTTGTCTTTTATGAGATTGGGATACTTGTCAAACTCTGCCTTGTTCTGCGATACAGTACCAGTAAGAGTCTCTCCGTCAATTCTCGTTATGTTCTGATACCCAGTATCGGTATCTTTTATTTTATCGTCTGTTGTTACTGCCATTGCTATCTCCTTTATTTTGAGAAGTTGCCTACTGAATAGGTCTTTGTTATACCGAGTATGCCGAATGGTTCAAATATTTCGTTGTTTGATACGGTTATCTGAAGCCTTTTGTATTTCTTCACTTTCTTCTTAAAGAAGTCATCACGTGCTGACAGGTCTGAACGGAAAGAGAAGCCCTCAAATAGTACGCTCGCCCAACTGAAGATGTTGACATAGAACTTTTCAAGAGTAACCAACTTCGCTCCGTCTTTTATCAGCGATACTTCGGCAGATGATTTGGACATAGGAAGAAGCGTTACAAGGTTACCTTTCTTGTTAAGAGTCTTGAAATACTGTGGCGCACGGTCATCATCATAAGGCGTAGACCATTCGCAGGGTATAGCAAGACCAACCGTAACTTCTTCCTCAACCATCTGTCCGTCTACCTCGTGTTCAATTATCTTCTTGTCCGTAAGAGACAGATACCAGTGGTCATTGATGTATTCCCAGACTTCAACTCCGTTATCGCAGTATGCCGTGGAATCGTTCACATCCGTGTTGAACTTGCATATCCTTCCGTCTGCCGTTCCAAAGTATATCTCGTCCAGATAGGTAGCCATATACACGGCAGGAATCCCTTCCCAGTAGTATGCTTCGTACTGGTAGTTAAGGTCGTTTCTGTCTGCCCTGCTCACATTTCGTCCGTCAAGCACATAACAATGGTCATTGACACAAAGGATGTAATACTTGTTCCAGACGGTGGCGCAGGCTTCTCTTAAATTCCTCTCCTTAACGAGTTTCTTATCCACATACCTTGACCTGTTCCTTACCGCTTTCTCTGTATTCGTATATGTGTTTGCTACACCGAACACTCCAAATCTTGAGAGGAATAGCGGTTCGTCTATCAGGGCGGCTGAAGCCTTTCTTGAAATCGCTCCTATGGTTGCCGAAGTCGGGATGACCTTGAAGTACATATTATCCTCAAGATACGCTCCGCTAATCAGATACATAGTGTTGTCGAATACGCTCTCGCCCTTGACTACTGCAAGGTATTCAGATACCCTCTGAAGCGACATAATTTCATTGTCATCGTGTCCTACCGTTAAGTAGTTGTTGTCGGGGAAGTATGTCGGGTCGTTGACTGCCGAGTAGTAAACATAGTTCCGTCTTGTAGACCCTGCTATGAACACTCTGTCGGGCTGTGCATAACCGTAAACCGCAGAGGTAAAGGCTGACAGGAAATCATTCAAAGCCCCACTCTTTTTGTATACTCCATAACAGATTTGATAAGTTACATTGTTTATTGTTTCTGTATGGTGTACTTCTCCGTTGAACTGTTCAAATGTAACACGGATACTGTTATCCCAGTTTGTTATTACCTGTGGAGCGTTGGTGAAATGAATCTCACAAGGTGCTACTGTAATGTCTGATGGCGTTGGCGGAGTGTTACTATTCATAATAGTGTTACCGTAAATATCCAAGCCGTGAGCCGTACTTGTTGTGCCTAATGTGTAATCAGTTCCCTTGGTAAGAGTTTTCCATCCTTGAGTCACATCATACTGCTCTACTTTAACGGTATCCGCAACAATCCATTTATACTGATTGTCATTCCTTATGGTGTCTGGATAAAAGTAGTAGACAGTGCTTGTGCCATCAGCGACAAACTCCATTGACCTTTTAGTGCTTAATATATTGACTGCGTGGTCAGATGTACTTCCGTTTCCGCTTGCATCCGTGCCATAAGAAACAATGGGTATATTTGCATTATCCAGTACGCTTTGGAACACAAAGTTGCCACCGCTATAAACCTTGTACATACCCTCTGCAAATATCAGATAGGCTTCGTCATTGAATGTGAAAAGCGCACACTCATTTATGTTGCTTGAAGCCGTATAAAGCGTAGTGGATGTGTACTTCGGCTCTTCTGACGGCT